TTACTGAATGGATGGAACGCGGCACAGCGTTAGAGCCAGAAGCTAGAGAGGCGTATGAGTTTATCTCTGGCAATGAGGTTATCGAAACGGGCTTTATTTTAGATACCGATTGGGAGTTTGGCTGTTCGCCTGATGGCTTGATATTGGATCAGGGAGGGCTAGAAATTAAATGCCCTGCGCCTAGAACGATGGTTAGTTACTTACGTGATCCACAGGTAGGCGTTAAGAAATACTGGCAACAAATCCAAGGCTGTATGTGGATAACCAGAAGGGGGTGGTGGGACTTCTTTGCTTATCATCCTGAAATGCCGCACGTTTTGGTGCGGGTTGAGCGCGATGATGACTATATCGCAAAACTAGCTACAGAGGTGGATAAGGCTGTGGCTGAAATTGTAAACCAAGTGGAGTTGTTAAAATGAAAGTAGGATTATCTGTAAGAATCGATGTAACCAAGATAGATAAGTCTCGCCTATATAAAGGGGCAAAGGGTACTTATCTCGATCTCACAACCTTTGTGGATACTGATGAGCAAGATCAGTATGAGAACAATGGTTTTATCTCGCAATCTACCACTAAGGAAGAGCGCGAGGCTAACGTACAGACCCCGATACTGGGTAACGTAAAGGTATTTTATACCGATGGCAGTACGCCAAGCAGTGCGCCTGTAGAGCAAGGTGGCATGAGTCTGGAAGAGTTAGATGAGGATGTGCCGTTCTAGGGTAAAAAAGCCCCCTCGAAAGGGGGCAAACCATAGGAGGTTGCGAGTCGGGGGAACCCGCCTAATTAATATAACACAAGGTTTTTAATCATGGAATTAATCGACACTGGCAGATGCTTAATTGCCGCCCAAAGAAGCAAAGGCGTTAATAGTCGCCAGCTTGCAAAAATTGCTAAGACATCGCCACAGCAGGTATTAAGATGGCGCAAAAGCAAGAACATGAAGATACACACAATCCAGTTGCTGTGCTTATCTTTGGATATATCAATTACTGATTTTATATCATTTGGTTATAAGTAGACTTTTGAGTTTACTTTAACCGCTGAATCTTTTAAGGTTCAAAAAGTATTCGGGCTAGAGGCTGATGAACTCTTTAAATTAAACATCAGAGCGTGGTTGACCCTCCAGTGCATAGCCCCCGAAGCAGATCGGTTTCTGCCAAGGGATAGATTAGAGATTCGATACGAATACGAATTAACCGCTGAGTCGCAAAGCCCTCAGATCGTAAATTTACTTTTTCTGAAGTAAAAGGGTTAAATCATCTTTAGAAAAGTATAAACAAAGTTTAAACAAAAATAATTTATTAATCACTTGGCGAGGCTTGCCGAGCCATAGGAAAACAAAAATGAAAAATTACATAATAGAATGTACTGCTGTAATTACAGAAACTCGTGAATATATAGTACAAGCAAATAATGAAGAAGAAGCGTGTAATTTAGTGTTGAATTCAGGCGGGCAGGAAAAAGCTGATATGTCAACTTATGCTTTGTATTATGGTACTGAAGAAAATCTTTACCATTGTCATGCCAGTTCTGTCGGTGAGGTTGATGATGAAACTGCAAAACTACATTTGGGGGATCAATTCAAATGAAAATACGTTTAAGCAAACAGGATTCGCACACTTGTCAATTAATGGGTGCTGATACTGTCAAATTATGCGAGATGCAGGGATTCGCTCCACGACTTGATAATAAAAAGCAATCTAGAACAGAGGCTAATGTTTACGGATTTAAGGCAGAATTTGCTGTTGCCAGATTGTTTAATTTAGAATTGCCTACCGTTAATGTAGCTACAGATGGGGGCGTTGATTTATGGTTCGGGGACTTTACCATTGATGTTAAATTTACCAATGATGAATACGGAAATCTTATTTTCGATTCTATGGAAAAATTTAAATCACAAATTGGCATACTGGTGGGGAGAACTGATGATCCAGATGTCATGCGTGTCAATGGTTGGATGGATCGCGCTAACTTTAAAAAAACGTGTCATAGTCACAATTTCGGATATGGCGATAGGCTCTACTTAAAGCATGATGAATTATTGCCAATAGAGAGTTTATGGTCGAGACTGATGCAACACAAATTCCAATAGGAGGGATTATGTTATTAAATACTAAAGAAGATTGGCAACCAGAAGAAGCAGATGTAATTGCATGGCAGAGAGCCTACCCTGCTATCAATGTTCACCAAGAATTAGCCGCCATGGAGTCGTGGTGCGATGCTAACCCTACCAAAAGAAAGACATCCAAAGGCATCAAGCGGTTTGTTAATTCGTGGTTATCTAGGGCGCAAGATCGGGGCGGTTCGCCACAAGCTAAGTCAGCCACTAAGTCAGATTCTATTCGCGCTAAAACCATTGATATGCAACTCACAGATATATCGTGGCTAGACGGTGAAGATTACGAAAAAATGAAACAGTATTATCTAGAGACTCGCGGCTTTTATTATGACGGGGGTTTAATCAATGGCTAGTAAATATCACCCAGCAAAAATCCCCTTTAAAGGCGAGCATCCATATTTTAAAGATGGCAAGGCGTACAGCTATCGTGAATATAGTAACTGGACTTTCCAAAATGATGAGCGCAATGGCATCGTGCCTTCTACCATGAAAGGCAGATTAAGGGGGCAACCATTCTGTGAGGCTAGGCATTTATATCCTATTGCAGAGTTTGCCGCTACCAGCGAGAAGATCAAAAAGCTGAGAGGCTACTGCAAGGAAGCTAGACTGCGCGTTTTAAACTCGCCCCGTCTGGAAGGTAAATCAGAGAAGATGTCAGATAAGTGGTTGAGGGTAAAATTGTGAGTCAGGGCGATCACGTTAGGATAAACAGTAAGCGAGAGTCTGAAGATAGGCTTCCGTTTCTTTTAAAAAGGATCGAGGCGTGGGATTACTCTGCGCCTTTAGTCGTTAAATTAGAGCCCTACAAAGACCCGCGATCACTGAGCCAGAATGCTTTGTTCCATGTTTGGTGCGCTGAGTTATCTAAGGCGTTTATTAAGAAAGTGCCTACCGCTAACAAAGAAAATATGAAGCTGATGCTCAAGCAACGGTTTTTAGGTACTTATGATATTCAGGTAGGCAAGACGCTGATAGAAGGGCAGGTGAAGTCATCGTCTAAGCTAACAAAAGGCGAAATGGTACACTTTATGGATAACGTGTATCATTGGGCTAGGGAAAACGGGGTATTGCTTAAAGTGCCGCATGATTCGGAATACGCGAGGTTACAAAACCAGCAGGAGAGTTAAATGGACAAGATCGATCCTAGAGTGTTAAAGGAATTTGCAACAACAGATAGGCATCACGAAGTATTGGATGCTGTTATTGAAACTGGATCAGCTAACAAGGCGGCTAGAAAGCTAAGTTGTAATAGGCGCAGTGTTGACAGGTTATTGAAATCATTAGAGGCAAAGGCCGCCTCTCAAGGTGTAGCCCCGCACAGGGATTTGGTTCACCAGACCGCAGAGGGATTTGAAGCCAAGCGAATATCTACCGCCTATAAGGAAGATGGTTCACAAGCCCTGCAATGGGTTATTCAGGAGAGAGCCAAGGGATTAAATAAAGATCAAATAGTGGATGCCATCGAGGGTTTCGAGTGGAAGCCAGCCCCCAAGATAAAGCCGCCTAAAGGTCATGATTCTGAATTATTAACGCTCTACACTCTGACTGATTTTCACTTAGGTATGTATAGCTGGGCGGCTGAAACTGGTGATGATTGGGATATGTCGATAGCGGAGCATGAGGCTTTATCCGCAATAACCAGAATGGCAGATGGATCACCTAATAGCGAGTTGGCTATTTTAAATCTACAGGGCGACTTCCTGCATTGGGATGGATTACTAGCTGTAACTCCCGCCAGTAAGCACGTACTTGATGCCGATACGCGATATGGCAAGCTAATAGAAATGGCTTTATCTCTTACAATGCAGTGTATCGAAATACTTTTAACCAAGCATAAAAAGGTCAAGCTATTGGTTTGCGAGGGCAATCATGATGAATCTGGCTCTGCTTGGCTTAGAAAAGCGGCAAAGGTTATTTATAAAAATAATCCAAGGCTAGAGGTCGATGATACTGAGTTTCCTTATTACGCGCATTTGCATGGCGAGATAATGCTAGGCTTCCACCACGGCCATAAAAAGAAAAATACCGCGCTCCCTACGCTGTTTAGCGCAGAGCCTAGATACAGGGCTATGTGGGGTCAGGCCAAATACTGCTATATACACACAGGTCATTATCATCATAAGGAACAGGATGCGTCTGAAGGAGGCGGGGCTATTGTAGAACGCCACCCAACTCTTGCGGGTGCTGATGCTTATGCCGCTAGAGGCGGTTATGTAAGTTGGAGGGCGGCTCATGCAATCACCTATCATAATCGCACTGGAGAGCATTCCCGCAAAACGGTAGTGCCAAGTTTACGAGATGAGTAATGTTATTAACTTTCCGAAAAGTGGAATTAGTGCTGTTAGACAGTTTTGCGATTGCGGTAATGGCCTTGAGTATTGGGTTGGCGATGATGACAATGCTTACGGCATTTGCCCTTATTGCAATCTTGGGATTCCATGCGAAGTTAAAATGCTTGAAACGGAGGAAGATGAGTGAGTGCGTTGAACAAACAGGAAGGGGGCGATCATTACAAGTTAGCGATCCAGCCGATAGAATATATCACCGCGAACAATTTAGATTTTATTCGCGGAAATATCGTTAAGTACGCGACTAGGGATAAAAATGGCGCGGAAGATATTAAAAAGATCATCCATTACTGTGAACTATTGTTAGAGTTGGAATATGGCGAAGAAGAAGAAATCTACGGTCGCGCAAGAGGTTGAGAAGGCGGCCAAGCTATTACAAAGGTTGGTTAGGTTAAAGGCATCAGATGATAACGGGTACTGTACCTGCGTTACTTGCGGCAAGGTAGATCACTACAAGAATATGCAGGGCGGTCATTTTTACTCCCGTAGGCATATAGTATTCAAGCTATTTGAAGAGAACATCCACCCCCAATGCCCTGCTTGCAACCAGTGGGGTATGAAAACCACCAAAATCCAAGAAGCCTATCGGATATACATGGAAGATACGTATGGTGCTAGGCGCATCAGGGCAATGCAAAGGCTGGCTTGGAGGGCATCGCCTAAGTTCAACAGAGAAGAAGTAATCCAGTTCGCCAGAGACTTAAAAGAGCAGATCAAAGAGCAAGAGTGGCGCGTAGGCGAGATGTAGCGCAGTAAAGTGTCGTATTTTTGCATTTATATGTACGTATTTTAGCTATATGTACGTATGTTTTCACATTTTCGCCATATATGCGAAAAAGCTATAAGAAGAGCCTGTTTATTCCAAAATGTTATATACAAAAGGGTTTACTTTGTAGGGGAAGGGGCATATAGTAACACTTCAATCAATTAATAAAGGCGAAACAAAATGGAAAATGTAACAAAAAAGCAACTCCAAGAGCGGTATGACGACTTAGCAGTTGAGCTTGAATATGCTAGAAAGGCATTTCATAAGCGTGTCGATCAGATTGTTGATTGCAAACATATTGAGAGCTTGGAAAGAATGCAAAAAACCTGTGAGTTTTGGGCAGGGGATATCGCTGATATACGCACAGCAATGTTTCATATAGCAGAGCGAATCAGTGAACAGGAGGTGGCGTAATGATTAACCATCCTTATAAAGTCGGCCAAGAAGCCGCACGAATTGAGCGCAAGAAACGCGCAGAAAGCCGCCAAGCAATGGTAGCGGCAGTACTTTTGTTTCTTATATTTAGCATTGTTTCACATATGGAATACACCGACTGCTTAAAATACGGTGTATGTTAGTTTCTCCCCTCTTGCCCCCTTCGGGGGGCTTTTTTAAGGATAATAATATGAAAGCTGATTTAAGAGATTTTGTAGGCTGGGTCACATCAAGAGATGATAGATGGGATGGTGACTTGATCGCACTGAGCGACAGCGAGAAAGATGCTTGCTGTTATACGTGGCTTAAAATGCATTCGACTTGGCTAGATGATATATTTCCGCATACGTGTTCGGATAACTTTGATGCGGTGCTAGATTTAACTTATCGGATCGGGCAATATCAAGCATTACCGTCTGGGTCGCTGGCTTACTATTTTAAGTCGAAAGAAACAGAATACCGCCATGAGTGCGATGATGACGGGTTCTGGTCTGAGGCATTAGATGACTTCAAAGCTATATTAGACAATGATGACTTTGAAGAACTAATAAGGGGTAGAATATATCTCTATTTGGAAGAGACTCTTAGGGAAAAGGTTTGGGATGAATTCTGCCAATACCAAAGTATAGAGAGGGCATTTTCATGGGAACACTGAATGCGGTTAATGAGTGGAAGCGTTTAAGAGAGTTATATCCAGCAATAGAAAAAAGCGAGGCAAATGATGAACCAGATAGAAAAAGCAATGAAAGAAGCCCACAGATTCGCAGACAAGGCGATAAAAGAAGCCAACAAAAGCGACAGAATGGGTAAGATCAAAGAATGGCTAATGACTGATATAGTCGTAAAGCGTATGTATTTAGCGGTGATATACTTTAGTTTATTTGGGTTTATCGCTTTGGAGATATTGATTTACTAGCGGTCAGGGGTTCATAACCCTTCCTGCCAGAGTGATGCACTGGTGACCATTACGCATCAGGCCAAGGTTTCCCTTAACCTTTTGACCCAGACTAGCCCACTGGGGAGCCGAAACGGGCATTACCTAAGTACATGACTTGCATAGATTTATAGCATTTCTCAGCATAACCAAAAGTCTTTATAATCTCGCCTCATTCACGCAACCAGAGGCAACAGTGCTTTACATTATCCTATTTACCCTTATCTCCCTTACCGCAGTAGCCGCAGACGATCTAAGATAATTTACATAATCGTTTAAAACCGTATACAATGCCCCTATCCATCTACGTTAGGGGTGTGTTATGGAATCAATCAAAGTATCAAATCGGATAGATGAATGCCTATTTTTTGAGCTAGAAGATCATCTGGCTCAGTTCGATGCCATCATGGACTCACTTATAGAAACAGACGTACAACGCCACACAATACGCGAGGCTTTAGCGGATTGGTCGCAGTCTGTAGATGAGGCTGTGGAAGATATTATCGAGCAACAAAAGCCAGAAGAACCTACACTTAAAGCAGATGAACTATTTGGAACGGAGGTTTAATGTTAAGCATAAACTATAGGAAGTCAGGGGATTTAATACCGTATATAAACAACTCCCGAACGCACAGCGATCAACAGGTGCAACAGGTAGCGTCAAGCATTAAGGAGTTTGGATTTACTAACCCTATTTTAATAGATGAAGATGATGGCATTATAGCGGGACATGGTCGGCTTATGGCGGCTCAAAAGTTAGGATTAGATGAAGTGCCTACCATTACGCTAAAAGGGCTTACAGAGGCACAGCGTAAGGCATACGTTATAGCTGATAACCAATTAGCCCTAAATGCTGACTGGGACTTAGATGCGCTGAAGGTAGAGGTGGAGCGTTTAACAGAGTTAGACTTTGACATTGATCTGCTGGGCTTTGATGACGATATGCTTGCAGGGCTTATGGAAGAAGAGCCAGCCGAAGGTTTAACCGATGAAGATAGCGTTCCTGATGTAGAAGATGACCCTGTAACAGTTGAGGGCGATGTTTGGATACTCGGCAACCATCGGTTGATGTGTGGCGATTCTACCAGTATTGATGCAGTCGACAGGGTTATGGGTGGATGTATGGCCGATATGGTGTTTACTGACCCGCCTTATGGCGTTAGCTATCAGTCTAACATGAGAACTAAAACAGACAAATTTGAAGTTATAAAGAATGATGATGTTTTTTTAGATATAGCTCCCGTAATTGAAACTTGCTCAACTGGGTGGGTGTTTGTTTGGACTAGCTGGAAAGTGCTAACTAAGTGGGTCGATATGTTTGAGGGTTTTGGCTATCCTACCAACCAAATAATCTGGTTTAAAGGTGGTGGAGGGATTGGCGATTTAAAGAAAACTTTTTCTAGTGATTACGAAACCGCGCTAGTATGGCATAGAGGGGCTGAATTAACTGGAAAGCGTATTGGTAGTGTGTGGAAGGTCGAAAAGGATGGCTCTAGCAGTTATGTGCATCCGACACAAAAGCCTGTTGCATTACCAGAAGAAGCAATAGATAAAACAACACTTGTCAAACAAACAGTTTTAGACTTATTTGGCGGCTCAGGTTCTACGCTAATTGCTTGCGAAAAAACAAATCGTTATTGCCGCATGATGGAGCTAGACCCTAAATACTGCGATGTCATTATTAAACGCTGGCAAGACTTTAGTGGGCAGGAAGCTGTAATGGAATCAACAGGCGACAAGTTTAATGATATGTATATTAACGGGCGCAAGTCTGACTTTGCTGATGCGAACTTGGGCGAGTTAAAGGCGATAAAATGAAGATAGGCAATCAAGGCGATGGTGGCGGTAGACCGATCATTGAGTTTACGCCAGAGCAAATAACCCAGCTTGAAGCATTAGCGGCTGTACTGACTAAAGGCCAGATCGCTGATTACTTTAGCATTTCCGAAACAACCTTGCGGGCTATCGAACAGAGACAGCCTGAAGTTTCTGACGCTTATAAAAAGGGCAGGGTTAAACAGTGCGCTAGTATGGGGTCTAACCTTATACAATTAGCCAAGAAAGGTAACGTAGCGGCCAATATTTTCTATCTCAAAACGCAAGCTGGCTGGAAGGAATCAGAGCCAGAGGCGCAGGATATACCACCGATTAATATCATAGTAGACGGCAATGCAATTAACTCTGCCTCAGAGTGAGATATTCTGTAGCCCTAGCAGGTTTAGGGTATGCGTAGCGGGTAGGCGATTCGGTAAGACGTTTCTATCTACTGGCGAACTATTAAAGGCGGCAACTAGCGGTAAAGATAAGAACTGCTGGTATGTCGCCCCTACCTATGGCTCGGCCAAAGAGATTGCGTGGCTAATGCTTATACACACTATCCCGCAGGAATACATATCTAAAACCAACGAAAGCGCATTGACCCTGAGATTGATTAACGGGTCAGTCATTAGCCTTAAAGGTGCGGAGAAGCCAAACAACCTTAGAGGCAGGGCGTTAGACTTTGTGGTCCTAGATGAGTTTGCTGATATGCGGCCAGAGGCGTGGTATGAAGTAATCAGGCCATCGTTATCTGACAGGCAAGGGTCAGCCCTGTTTATTGGTACGCCTAAAGGCCGTAATCACTTTTACGATCTCTGGGCGAAAGGGATTGATAAGGCGGCAGATTGGGAGTCATTTCAATACACCACCATTCAGGGCGGCAACGTACCTGAAGAAGAGATAGAGCAAGCCAAGCAGGATTTAGATGAGCGAACATTCAATCAGGAATACTGCGCGGAGTTTGTCACTTACTCTGGATTGATTTATTACTCGTTCAGTCGTGAAGAGTCTGTATTGGCGTTAGACGATGATAATGGTACACTGCATATTGGTATGGATTTTAACCTTGATCCCATGTCTGCCGTTATCTGTATTCGTAAAGGCGGGACGCTGTATGCCGTTGACGAGATAGTCATGTATGGATCAAATACCGACGAGATGGTTGCGGAGATTGATGAGCGTTATCCGACTCGCAATATAATTGTTTATCCAGACCCAGCATCAAGACAGCGGAAAACATCTGCTGGTGGTCGCACAGATTTGTCGATCTTACAAAACGCAGGATACAGCGTTAAGGCGAAAAAGAATCACGCACTGGTCAGGGATAGGATCAATGCTGTAAATAGTCGTTTACTGTCGAGCGATGGTGAGCGGCATTTGTATATCAGCCCGAAATGCAAGCAGACGATTAAGTCATTAGAAAGGCAGACGTACAAGGAAGGCACAAGCCAGCCAAATAAAGACGGGTTCGATCATATGAATGATGCCCTTGGTTACTTGGTTGAATACTTGTTCCCCGTTCGCACTGAATACGACACACCACAACCTACTAGGTGGACTTGATGAAAACGATTGAAACAACGCACCCAGAATACGATAACAATCAGTCGCGCTGGGAGTTTTATTTGCGCTCTTATATGGGCGGTGAAGATTACATAGATGGAGCGTACCTGACGCGCTACATTTCAGAAGATAAAGATGAGTACAACCGAAGGCTCGATCTAACCCCGATAGATAATCATTGTAAAAACATTGTTCACATTTACTCTAGCTTCCTATGGCGAGTACCCCCAACTAGGGCGTATAACTCAGCCGCTGGGAACGTAGCACTTGAGCCATTCCTCAAAGATGCTGATCTTGACGGGCGTAGCTTTAATGCGTTTATGCGAGAGGCGCAGGTTTGGTCTAGCGTTTACGGCCATGTATGGTTGATGATGGACAAGCCTAAGTCTACAGCGGGAACAAAGGCAGAAGAGTTAGAACAAGATATTCGCCCTTATGTGACGATGTTTACCCCTGAGAACGTATTTGATTGGAAGTACGAAAGAACGGCCAGCGGTAGATTTGAACTTGTCTACCTAAAGATTAGGGAAGCAATCGACAGGGTGACTGATACGCAAACAGATACTTGGTATCGGGTCTGGACTAAAGACAGCGTACAGCTATGGCATTCGGTCAACGACAACGAGCGCATGGTTGAGCAAGAAGATAATGTATTAGGCAAGATACCTGCTGTATTCCTTCCTGCCCAGAGATCAGTTGTTCGCGGTATCGGTATATCAGATATATCAGATGCGGCCTATATGCAGAGAGCGATCTATCAGGAACTATCAGAGATTGAACAATTAATCCGAATCAGTAATCACCCCACCCTAGTGAAGTCATACCAGACCGATGCTAGTGCAGGGGCGGGTGCTATTATCAATATGCCTGATGATATGGATGCGAGTTTAAAGCCCTATCAGATACAGCCTAGCGGTCAGAATCTTGATGCTGTTCGCAACTCGATAAAGGATAAGGTTGAGGCCATTAATCGCATGGCGCATATGGGTGCTGTTCGCGGTACTGAGGCAATGACCCAGTCAGGCGTGGCGATGCAGACAGAGTTTCAGATGTTAAACGCGAAACTATCTGAGAAGGCCGACATCTTAGAACTGGCAGAAGAGCAGTTGTGGCAGTTGTTCTGTGAGTGGCAAGACATAACCCCAGACGTTGAAATATTCTACCCTGATGCATTTGATCTACGTGATTACGATAAAGAACTATTGTTCTTACAGCAGATGCGATCTACGGGCGTTAAGTCAGTCACCCTGATGCAGGAGATAGATAAGAAGATCAGCGATCTAGTGTTAGATGATGAGGCACTGGCTAAGTCGCACGTTGAGATTGAAAGCGGGTCGCAAGTATTAGGTCAGTTTGCAGAGCAGGATGTTGCTGAGTAATGCCAGCGGATACAGCCTATTCGGAAGTGCTGGAGCAGTTAGCCGATAGCCATCAAGAAAGGCTACAGGCGGCTCTGGTGACGTTAGAGGAAAGGGTTGCTGATCTTATGGCAACTGCGCCTCTACAGGATGGTAATCTGTTCGATTTAGAGTGGGCTATCTCTGCGCGTAACGAAATTAGGTTGGCGATTGATGAAACGTACCTAGCGACTGTTGATGCGATGATAAGGGACTACAATGGCGTAGCGGCTGAAGCGGCTGTAATGCTAAAGACATACGGAGACTTTACCAAAGCAAGCCCTGCGGTCATTAGCCAACTACAGCGGTTATCCTTCCAAGGATTTGAGGCGATTGCTAATGAGTACCTTGATGTCATAGCGACTGAGGTTTACCAGAACACCCTAACGGG